ATCTCCAAATAAAATTGTGTCTCTCATTAATTACGCATGTTTGTTTCAATTCTACTCTTAATACTATTCATATTAGAGGAGTCATCATTAGTATCTGAATGGAATACTTGCTCGTAACCATTCTTTTCGATAAGTTTATCTCTTATATCCATTTGCCTTTTCTCTTTAGCAATCCTGCGTAGGAATGCAAAATAAACTATTTGTGTAAAATACGCAAAAGGGTTTTTGGATTTTGTTGGGTCAAAGTTATCAATATATTGGACACAGTTTTCCACACCGTCTGATACCATATCTTCTTTAAACATATAGTTTATAAAGTTTGGTCGGTAAGATAAATGTGTTGCTATCTTTAGAAAACATTCGCCAAGATAATGGGGAATGCGAGGTTTAGGTTTGTCTAGTAGACGAGCTTCTTCTATAGACTGACGATATTCGATTATCTTTGCCAGAAATAATTTGTTATCTACATAGTGTTGCTTTCGTTTTGCGGGCATCTTACGCATACAGTTTTTTGTATCGCTCACTAATTATAAGTGACGACTGGATTCATGTCAAGCTTGACAGGTTACTCTATGTAGTGTACACTAACCGTGTAGCGGTTCAGAAACAGGAACTATATCTCTTTTTTCCATAGGTCTTCTAGTTTCTTTCTCATTTCAGAAACTTTTCCGACGAGACCCATATTTTTATTGATATCTACTTCCCAATGTTTATCATCATCGAGACCTAACTCTTTTCTTTTCCATAATTTATACATATTCTCAGCCCCAATACTCATGGGCGCGATTGATATAATATCTGCTTCTTGAAGAATAAAAAATTCTTCATCACTCCACATCATCCACTTAACTAAACCTATAGCAAGACCTACTTCATCACCCCTCTTCATTGGTGCTTCCTTAGGAGTAGCAGGGTCTTGCACAAATACTAATGTTTGACCTTCTTCCTTAGTTGCAATCATTACACCCATAACCTCATCACCAGACGATAGTTTGGCAACTCCGTAAAATTCGTGGTCGTGTCGTATGTAGTTAATCATTTTTTGAAAGATACCTTAGTGACTTCATAATCAAATTTCTCTTCGTCATATATTTTCATTCTTTCAATAAGATGACGGAAAGTATAATTGTAAGATTGACCTCGTGAGCAATCATCAGCTATGTCATACAACATCGCTTGTGCTTTGTTGTCCCCCTTTCTCAAAACTCGCCCTATGGACTGTAAGTTTCTTACTCTAGATTTACTGGGTGATGCGAAAATTACATTGTGTAAGTTACGGATATTTATGCCTGTTGAAAACGTGCCATAAGATGCTAGTATGATTGCGTTGGTTTCCTTCTCGCAAATCTTCCTTGCTTCTTCACGTGCTACAGCATCAACACCGCCATGTATAAAGAAGACCTTAGTCCCCTCAGATACCTTACTATTTAGCATCTCCCATAAAGGTTCACCATGCTTTTCGACGTAGTTAAACAGTATTAATGTATTGCCTGATACATCTATTGCAAGATTGCATATAAAATTGTTACGTTTAGGGTGAGATACTAGGTAATCTATCTCCTGATGGTATACATCAAAGGGCACATGACCATGCTCAAGCAGACATATCTTCACCTTGAGTGGTGTAAGTTGTCCCTTTTTCATGAGGTCTGCTGTGCTTGTCACCCTATCGCATCTACCAAAGAGACCTTCTAATATTAACTGATGACATTCCATACCATCCAGTGTCCCTGTCAAACCAACGCGGTATTTAATGTCATGACACTTAGCAAGTATACCTGTCAGTGACTTTGCTTTATATAAGTGTGCTTCATCACCTATAACCACATCAAATTTTTCAAAGAAAGTTTTCTTTTCTTTGTATATGCTCTGCCATGTAGAGATGACAACTGGTTTTTCTGTATGTTTCTCCCTTCCCGCCATAATCTCATGGACGTTGTCAGTAGCATTCCATCCATAGTCTTTAAAGTCTTGTTTTAATTGTGATACCAATGATGTGGTAGGCACAATAATAAGTATATCTCTCTGCGCTGCTCTATGCCATCTAACTAATCCGTAGATGATGAGGGATTTTCCTGAGCCCGTTGGGGATAATAAAAGTTTGCGACGTTGTTTAATCGCTTGGTATATTGCTTTGAGTTGGTAATCTCTTGCCTTGAAAGGTAACCGTAGATGTTTAACAAAAGTCGCAATCCCCTCAGGTGTGACATAATCTTCTTCCTCGTTGGGTAGTCCATAATACTTTGAGTCTTTAAGGGTAAACTCATACCCCTTCTCCTCTAGATAATCTGTCAGATAATCATAGAGACCAACATATATCTCACCTGTGCCTGGTGAGTATAATCTAATTTTACCGTCCCAGAATCGCCTCCTATACTGAGGCATATACTTTGCACCTGGAACATCAAACTGAAAGAATTCACTTAACTCTTTGTGTAAGTGTTGCTCTCCTTCAACTCGTAGATAAACCTCATTCTTTTTTGAGATGGTTATCATCTAACACCATAATACTTGATAATGTCCATAGTATTCTTAATAGCAAACCCTCTCGAGTCTATCTGTTTAAGTATCCTATCAATACAATTTATACAAGTTTCTAGGTAGTCTATTTTCTGGTTTGCCTTACATATATCTGGGTCACTATTAATGTATACATCTAGGTCACCCTTCAGTATTTTGAGGTCAAAAGGATTTTCTCTGTATACTTCTGACGATGCTTTGCCTGAGTAGTATTCCCACTTCGTCCTATACAATACATTCTTTTTAACTTGTGCTTCTGACAGCATCAGTTTGAATGAGTTGTAGAATTGCACATACTTAGCATGAAGACGAGGTGTCTCCATACTGTCATTCGCTAGTAACTCAGGTAATTCTCTATGGTCAAAGAATGCTTCTGAATCCTTTGCCCACATCTCTTGAATTTTTTCAAGATTCATTTTGTTTTCTTCTTATTCTGCTTTGTCCACTCTTTCATATACTCTTCTCTACCATCCTTCAACCATTTTTTCTTTTCATAGTCGTAGAAAGGATGTGGTAAGGCACTTACAACAGGGTCTTTAGTTTTATTTTTGATGACAATAAATCTGTCAGCAGCAAATGTCCCTGCTAGTTGTACCTCAATTTCATCAGTGTCTTTCCAGTTAACAGTGCCATCTTTCTTTTTGTGTAGCATTGCTTCTTGGATTTTGTCAATGATTTCTTGAGTTAGTTTCATAATTATTCTAAACGTGTATCTCTCTTAGACTCTTCACCTCTTCTTACTTGATATGCAGAGAATGTAAAGGATACACTTGCGGTTGCGTATTCTGTACCATCTATTGTAGCATTAAATTCCATTGCTGACAAGGATTGTGGTATTAAATCTGTAAATACGCAGTTTAAATTCTGATTAAAGTTGCTGTTTAGGATTGCTAGTGTGCCATCTGACCTAAACTGCTGTCTCTTCTGTGCTTTTTGCTCTACAAATCCAGTCCTTTCACCAAAAGTATCTGGAGTACCTAGAGCACGTATCCAGTTGTGTAGTATCATATAGTTTTCTAAGTCCTCATCAATCAGAAAGGTAAGATTCAATGGGTCATAGGTTATAAAACCTTCCAAAGGTAACTGTCTGAGTGGTGTTGACTGTTGCTGTACACCTAGATTCATACTAGGAATATTTGCAGACTGCGCAAAGTAAGGTATCTTAGGATACTCTGCTAGTAAAAACTTAAATCCTATAGGAGATAGGAAGTTTCTATTCTCTATCTGTTTGTTCCAAGTCGTCATCGTAGTTGTCCGTGTATACTAGACCTAAATTTTCATCAAAATACTCGTCTTCTTCCATTATGTATTGTATTCGTCTATTATAGCTAGCATACTATTTAGTTGATAATGAGACCCTTCTATCCAGTCCTCTGACGCACCATGGTATCTACCGTTATACAAATCATTCTTTAGTTTGATGAGACGAGCCTTCATCTCTATCTTAGTAACTCGTCCTCTTCCCACGTATTCAAGCTCCATATGGTTAAATAGATATTCTAACTACTTATAAAAAAACCGCACCCCCTAGAGTGCGGTATGTCAGTGTATTCTCATAAGAGAATGTTACTGCAGATACGTTTACATGAGGACTGTGTATCTGTACATTCTATTAAACATTCGTAATATTCGTCTATTTTGTCCTCTTCGTTAGCAGACGTAATCTGATGTTGCCATCGTTGATTAAACGAAACTAAATTGTGCATGGTGGACTCCCATAATGTTAACTTCATAAAGGTTTGGGTGCATCGTTCCAGTCTCCAATTCTGCCTAACTATTTACCACTGTTTAGACTTTGTAATGAAGTTTGGTAACTGGGTGGTATGTGGTGGTCATTCCAGTGTCTGATATTTCCTGCGACAATAAAACAGTTGGTCACTACTAACTGCACAAAGATAAGAGTGCGGATTATAGCAACTTTATCTGCCTCCCTATCAGAAGTCCCAGACTTGTCACCTAATGCTTTTGCCCAAATTCTCCAAAGTTTTTTCATGGCATCTATTATAGCATAAAAAAAGACACCCTG